AGCCGCTGCCCGGGCCGACGATCGCGTACGCGCCGTGGGCGTCGAGCGCCGGGACGTGGACGGCTCGCAGGCCGGAGATGTTGCCCGCGACCCCGCCGGCCGCAGTGGCGTCGAGCTGGATCGAGGAGTACATCGGCTGGTTCGTGGTCGTCGCCTTCGCGTCGATGAACTCGCCGACGGCCTCGGTCGAGAGCCAGATCGTGTCAGGTCCGCGCCGGATGGCGTCGAACGCCGCCACGTAGGCCGCTCCGAAGTTCGTGTCCGCCGGATCGAGCGGCGAGGCGTTGCCGATGCCGCCCATTGCGTCGAGCAGGGCCGTGACCGCGAGGTCTTCCGTCACGCGGGCGTACTGCTCGGCGAGCAGTTCGACCCAGAGGCTGAGGAACTCGGGACTCGACCGCTTGATGAGCTGGATGCTCAGGTCGCCGCCACCGGCGGCGGTGACCATGTCGAACTCGGTCGTGCTGATCTTGCTCGGAGTCGAGGCGATGTCGTGCTTCTCCTGGTCCTGGACCGCGACCTCGGGCCGCTGGGTGATGATCGGCACGATGAGCTTGATGCCGGCCGACGGCGTCGGCAGACGTCGGGTGCTGCCGAGGAACGGCCGGGACGGGTCGATGACGCCGATGAGCTCCGTCAGGTAGGCCGGCGGCACGACGCCGAGGTTGTCCGACGTGATCACGTCATCGAGGGTTCGGACCTGGTCGGCAGCGAGACGCTCGCCGGTGCTTGCACGCACCACGAGGTCGGCCCATCCGCCGAGCTCCAGCTTCGGCTTCGGGTCCTCGCCGCCGGGGATGCTGATGTCGGACCGGGCCTGCTCCTGGAGCTGCTCCAGCTTCTCCATGAACTTCGCGTTGATCCCTTCCTGGACCGCCGCCCGAGCGTTGACGCTCTCGATTGCGGCAAGGATGGCCGCGCTGTTGTCCACGCCCGTCGGGGCGACTGTCTCTTCGCCCATCGGGGCAACCTCCTCTTGCGAGCGGACGGAAAGAACGGCAGCCTGCTCGCCGTAGGCCGGCCGGTGGGTTGGGGTGGCCCCGACGAGTCGGAGCTTGTTGTGAACGCGGACCCGCCGTCCGCGCTGCATCTCCGTCGTGGTCCCGCCAGGGACGAACGCGAACTCGGCGGACGCCCCGCCGATGATCCGATCTGCCATGAGGCTGAGAGCCTCGTCGCCGGCCGCCGTTCGGGCGACCTTGTATTTGATCGTCGGCCCGATGCCGTCATCGCCCATTGAGAGGCCGCGCCCAATCGGGACACGAACCGCCCTGGGCGTGCCGTCGGAGCCGACACCGATCTTCATCTGATGCTCGGGCGGATAGAGATACGCCGCCGTCGGGTCGTTGTCGTCGAACGCGCCGCGGACGATCCGCTCGGGGCCGAGCTTCGTGTCGATCTGCTTATCCCACGGCAGCAGGCGCATCTCGACGATGCGTTCCGAGAAGTCGCGGACCTCGATGTCCTGATCCGGGATCAGGTATTCGAACGTCTCATCTACTTCGCTCAAAGGAAAAGCCTCCGCTGCCCTGCTGGTGCGGACTGTTCCGCAGGGGGGAGGCCGACGAAGGGGACGGCGGACGAGCCGACTGTGTCCCGAGAGCTATTCGGTTCTGGCCGCGATTGTCCACGACGGTCGTTGAGGTGTCAACGTTCGATCTGCGGGCCCCGGGCTGCCCGAGGATCTCCCGTCGGTGAGCACAGCCGCCGGCTGATCACTACCCAGGGCCCGCAGATCGTTCGGGACGCGCAGCCAGCCGAGGGCGTACAGGGCGTCGATGATGCCGTGGACGCCGAGGCGGCGGTACGCCGTCGTGAGGTGGTTCTTGACCGTCTGATCCGCGATCCCGAGGCGGATCGCAGCCCGCTTCTGGTCGCCGCAATAGGCGATGGCCGCGATGACCTCACGTTCCCGCCTAGAGAGCTTGCTACCGCGGGGCGCCATTACGCGACGTGCCGCTTGGACCGCTCGCAGACGAAGCCGGGCGGGATGAGCTTGTTACAGGTCCGGAGCATCCCCTTCACCATGATCCGGTCCTCGCAGCGGGTCGCGTCCTCGGCCCGTACCTGGGTCGGCAAGATGGTGATCTGCGCCTGCGGCGGGCTGAACGGCACCGGGGCGTTGTCGGTGTCGCCCGGCTGCAGGCCCTCGAAGGACTGCGCCTGCTCGGGCGTGATGATGCCGGCCGTGATGCCGACGGCATACGTGTCGTAACGGGTCTTCGCGTCGGCGAGGGTGAGGACGTCGGTGTCGAACCGTGCAGCGAAAGCCCGCGGGATCAGGTCCGACATCGCGGACTCGATCTTGCTGAGGTAGTTCGGCCGCAGGCAGCGCCGCAGGAAGTCGTCATACACCGTCGAGAGGTTCTGGTAGGTCAAGCTGCTGCCGCTCATGGCGTATTCGAGCAGCTCGCCCGGGATCAGGAACATCCGGGACGTGTCGCCGTTCTGGTACATGCGGGCGTCTAGCATCTGCGCGCCCTGGGGGTTGAACGTCGGGAAGTCGATGCTGTCGATCCGCGGATCCACGACCCGGACGCGGTTATTGCCCTTCGCCGACCACGCATCAGCGAACCGCTCGGCCTCCGTCTCGTCGCTATCGGGGTCGTCGCTCAGCTCAACCGCGCTATGGATGATCGGGGCGCTGGTTGCGCCGCCGTCGGCGTAGAAGTTGGCGGCCCACTCCTGACTTTCGACGGAGACGGAGATGGCCGCACCGCAGAGCTGCAGCGGCCCGACGCCGCGGAGGCTCGCCCCGTCCCGGACATAAGTGCCCTGGACCATGTCGCGGTTGTTCATCTTGACCTGTCGGCCGGCACCGATGCCGTTCCAGGTGATCGTCGGCCGGAGGATGTTCAGGTTGTTCTGCGAGACGCTGATCTGCTCCGGCGGGATGTTGACGAGGGCAATGGCGTTGCCGTCGGCGTCCCGCTTGGCGATCCACCACCAGAACTCGCCCCGCGTGGCGAGGTTGTAGGCCGTATCGGTGAAGAACTCGTCGGCTCGCTTGTTCGGATCGGGGCGGACGATGACCCGCGGACGGTCCTCCGGGAGGACTTCGACCTCGTTCTTCAGGGCCCGCATCGTCAGGGAGCCGACGGTGTTGCTGATCAGCGTGACCGCACCGAGGATCGACGGGACTCCGAGAGCTTCCCGGAGTCCCGCCGCCCGCCAGGGCCGGGGGGAGAGCCCTTGAACGGCTAGAAGTTTGGCATCGAGGTCTGGGAAGTCATGGAACGGGTCAATGCTCCGGGCCTCGGGGAGGTTCATGACGTGCTTGAGCTTCGGCCGCGTGGCGATGGCGAGGGTAACGGTGTCCCAAAGGCTCATCGAACGACCAACCTTCCGGCTGTAGCGGGCATCGAGGCGAGCCACACGGCTCGGATGGCGGCAAGGGATGCGGTGATCGGACGATCGTCCTTCGCGTGGACGGCCTGGAAGCTGCCGTCGGGCCCTTCGACGCGGCGGACGGTCCACGTCAGGTCGTCGGTGACGGCGTCGGCGTTCTGGTAGGCGATGGAGCCGGCTGACACGAGGCGGGCGAACTCTGCGGACGCGCCGGCGGCCTTCTGTCCCGTGACGTTCTCGCCGTGGCCCTTGCGGACGTACTTGGCGAGCTGCCCATCGGTGTGGGCGTCGTAGCCGACCCTCGCAACGTGCTTCTGGGCGAGGGACTTGATCTGTTCTCCGAGGGCAGCGGTGTCGATCGGGTCGCCGTGGACGTCGGCGACGACCTCGATGGCGACGCGGGAGCCTTCCATCCACGCCAGGGCGATCGTCGCCCGCCTGCCGTCCGGGTCCATCGCGACGCCGATGGCCGGCCGAACCGGCCTGCCGACGTCGTCGCGGCACTTCGCCCAAGCCGTATCGTCCACGAGCCGTTCGCGGAGGGTCGTGACCCAGCGGCACAGGTTCTCGGTTTCGAAGATCGGCAGGGTGCCGCGAGCCTTGTGGGTCCGATAGTCGGCGGCGAGGTTCTCGACCATGCCTGGAAGATGACCGATCGACGGGTTCGCCTGCGTCCAGCCGGTCATGTCGTCGGCTGATAGGTCGGGATCTGCCGACCATTCGAGATAAGCGAGCGTGGGGTCGGCGTCCGACGATGCCTTGATCTGATTGAGGACAAGGCTTGTGTCGTCGCCGGCGTTCGAGAGGTAGACCATCTGCGGCATCTTCGACGCCTGCATCGTCGACTGACTCGCGGCGATGAAGTCGGTGGTGTCCATCTCGCGCAGCTCGTCGATGATGACGAGATCCCTCGAAGGACCACGGGCCCCGCCGCGGGTCGGGGCGACGATCGAGTAGATGCCCCCGTTCCGCATCCGGATCTCCTCCTGACCGTTCGCGAAACGGGGCATCACGATCCGGCCGCCCTTGACGGCAAGCTCACCCGGGCTGCCGCCCATGATCTCGGCAACCTCGGAGTAGACCTCCCGCGGGAGGTTCCGATCCTGGGCGGTGTGCATGATCCGATGACCCATCCGAAGGCGGGAGACGATCAGCGGGACGAGCAGGCGAGTCTTGCCGTTCTGCCGGGCGACGACGATGGCGACGTGGCGGTACAGCCAACGATCGCCGCGGCCGAGGGCGGTGACGTAGCGAGCTGCGACCTTCTGCCACGGGAAAAGGTCGATGCCCAAGGCGTCGGCGGTCGACTGGTAATCGCTGATCGACGTCCGCGCCGGCGTCGGTGGAGCGAGCCGGGGACGCTCCCGGCCGATGGCGGGCCTTGCCCTGACCGGGCTAGCCGCCAGCGCCATATCCGCGTTTTCCGTTGCGTACCGTGAGACTCACTTGACTTCCGCCGAAAATCGTGGGTGTTCTGCTCGAACGGATGGGGAGAGAGACTACGCCTGAC